GGCCCTTTAAGGGCCACGACCTCCGGGTGATACACTATGTATGTACCTATGGTCTAAGTAACTCATCTTGAGCTACTTGAAAGCCTAGTTCAAACAACTCAAAGTTGTTTAACTTTACAGGTTTATGAAGAGGAATGTTGCAATCACCGTTAGCTAAAGCTAACTGCGCCTGCAATACATCGTACTTACACTTTGTGGCATAATGCCCCTTGTTGTAATAACGGTACGTATCGATATTTGGCACATTTGCCATTTTTCGATAATCTCCTCGCATCCATCCGTTGTAGATACTAAACTCATCTTCCGTTTCCGGTAGATAATCCATTAATTGCTCGCTAAGTGCGAACACTAGTGGGTGGTTTGGTTCTACAGTCACCTGGTCGACTTTCTTTGGAGTATCGGGCTTGTTAATCCCGATAGTTGTAGTCCAAAAGACATAATTCCTAGCAATTGCTTGGTTATCTTGCAGACACTCTTCAGATAGGGTGGATAATTTATCCGCCCAAGTACCCGGTTTAACCTCCAGTAATGGAGGCATTCCGAGTACTTTATCTGGAAGAGACAACATGTCGGCTATCATCTTTCCATTTTTATGGTTAGATAATAACAGATCCAAAGACGGGCCGAGGAATTTATCCTCGTACCCTCTCTCACGAGATATCCTGACCAGTTCTAAGAACTGTTCAGGTTTATCTTGTACCGACTCCAGTAGATGAACGGGGAGACCCGTCACCTCTACGTGGTTTCGGAAATGCCTCTTAGCGAATTCGGCACTGCCGTCTTTACTTTGAGTACATTTAGAGAGTGAGATGGAAACACCGAGTCTACGGATAGTATCCGTATACAGCTTGTACACCTCTTCAGAGGAGTCAAGCGTATCATCACCTAATATAAGATATTTATAGGATTTGATTCCTAACTTATATGCGCACCATTGCTTTACAGCATGGTGACAGAGTGTTGATACCGGCCATGAGCTTAATAAACCCATGGGATTGCCACAACCGTATTTAACTTCCCCTTTTGGGTGAGCAAAATACCTGTTTGAGACAATTTGTTCCCATAACCTACTAACAGGTTCACCATATGCTGCACTTAACAAGCAGATCTCAAGTTTTCTTGGGAATCTGTCCGTAAATGCAGTCATATCAGAACTGTATAAGTTTGCTCCTAAACCTTTAACAAGTTTAGGAATCTCACATTGTCGATAGGTCACATCACTTGGTAGTCTACTTAATGCTTTCATCATGCTTGCATGAATTGATTGCAATGAAGTATTTGACCACCAATCTGCTATGGCGATAGTTCGTGTTTTACACGCCTTATCACTTAACAGAACGAGTTTGGACGATTTATAGTCCCCCTCGTGTGATTGGTATGAGTCTAAATCAATGAATGTTGAAGAAATTCTTAACATTTGTTTGATACTATCTAGTAACTTAGGTTCTTTCCGCAAAGCGGTCAGGTCCTTTATCGCTGAGATAGTAGCCGGACCATTTGGTCCTGCTTTATTACTCATCACAAGTTGTGATGGTACAAGCTTAGGTATTAACCTTAGCTTGTCCCAAGATCGGATGTAACAACTGATTTCTTCTATCAGATTTTCATCTGCAGTTGAATCACTTGTTATACTCTCAACATCGTAAACAGGCTCGGATCTGAAAGATTCGATAATCCTGAATACTGAAAGAGAGTACCTGATTTCATTGACATCATCCAACTTCGGTTTAAGGAAGTTAATCACTTTCGGAAACCCATTCTTGTCTGCCTTGCAGAAAGGGATAGGTACAACAGTTTGGCCTAGGCTGTACTGCTGTAAAAGTAATCGAAATGCTTTCAGCTTTTCCATTGCTTGATCCTCCCCATGATGTTTGATCAGGTGAGAAACAAGTTGGGTGAACTTATTTACATTTTTGTGTGGATGCGTGTTATGAAGCTTATTGACCATAGGTAGTAAATACTTTACAGTATTTACCCACCTGTTGTCATTGTTTCTATACATGTATATGTCTAAATTATTAATAGACATGCTGCTCTCACTGAGTAGTCCCAGGTGCCAACATGTAGGGTACAGGATATCTCCTGCGGTAGGCCCTTCAAGGGCC